CATTTGATGGACTTGGTTCTTTAATTGGTATAGGCGAAATCCAGCGCGACATTAAGTCAACGGCTAATCAAACATCAATCACATTAATTGGCATTGACACGGCTTTGCTTGGATGGGTGCTAGGACAGGAAATAAAAGGCTCACAAATAACAATGTGGAAAGGTTTTTTTAATGTTGACGGGACTTTAATTACTGGTGGCGGCACGGGCGGTTTGTATCAATATTTTTATGGCTATGTAAATTTATTCAGCATAAGCGAACAATGGATGGAAGATGCAAGAATGTTTGTAGGAACTATTGCAGTCAGCGCATCCAGCATTCAAATTATTCTGCAAAACAGAACTGGTGGAAGATTTACTAATGATGCAAGTTGGAAGTTTTACAACCCAACGGATACAAGCATGGACAGAGTTGGATTTGTTTCAACAATCTACTATCCATTTGGGCGGGAAGTATGATTAGATTTGCCAACAAGTTTGACAATGAGCAAATAAAAGAATTCTTAAAGGACTTTCATAGAGAGCATGGCAACGGCTTATCTTTACACATTGACAAATGGTCAAGCACTTTTGTGGATGAGCAACTAACAAAAATATATGCTGGTATGGGTTTTGTTTTAATTGCAGAAGATGGATTTCTTTGTGCATTAAAAGCCCCGTGCTTTTGGATTCCAAAACTTTGGATTTTGCAAGAATCAATGTGGTATAGCACAAGCAAAAAAACCAGCGTTAAACTTATAAAAAAATATATTGAAATTGGAAATGAAATGAAAGCACGGGATGAAATAGTAGAGTTCTACATTTCTAATTTCTCAGATGCAGACTTGTCTAAATTTGGTGCAATTAAAGTTTGCAATGATTGGGTAATCTAAATGGCGGCACTTCTTGTTCCATCCCTTGTATCTTCTGGATTTTCTGTGTTGGCGGCACAAGCCATTGCATATGCCATATCTATGGTTGCATCATCTATTATTTCAAAGGCTTTTGCATCAGACCCTCCTAAACCAAACGCAAATGAAAATAGTCTAAACACAGGGTCTAACCTACAAATTGCACCAGCCACAAATAACAAATTGCCAGTAGTTTATGGAAATACTTTTATTGGTGGAACAATTACTGATTTAAGTATTACGACAGACAATCAAGACCTTTATTATGTTTTGTCTATTTGCGAAGTAACTGGTGGCGCAACGCCAGACACTATTTCTTTTGGTGATATTTATTTTGGTGGAAAACTTTGTGTTTTTGATGGTACAGATCAAACTAAAGTAGTTGGATTAACCGATCAATCCACAGGCACAACAGATAACACAGTAAGCGGTTATTTATATATTAACCTTTATTCCAATGGTTCTCATACTCCTGTTAATTCAAATACAAGTGCAATTACATTAATGCAATCAACTGGTTTGACTTATACATGGGATTCAACAAAGTTAATGAGCAATTGCGCGTTTGCTATTGTGCATCTAAACTACAACCAAAATGCAAACATAACAAACATTCAACAAACACAGTTTGAAATAATTAACCCTCGCAATAGCGCGGGAGATGTGATTTATGATTATTTGACTAATACGCGATATGGCGCGGCAATACCTCCAGCGCAAATAGACACAGCAAGTATTACGGCATTAAACACATATTGCAATCAAGTTATTACATACACGCCTTATTCTGGTGGCTCTGCTACGCAACCAAGATTTAAGATGAATGGCTTTGTAGACACAACAAAGACCATCATGCAAAACATCCAAGACATGACTAATTCATGTGATTGTCTTTTGCAATATAACGAAATTGTTGGGCAATGGTCTGTCATTGTGCAAAGCCCTACCTATACAGTAGCAATGGACATAAATGATTCAAACATCATTTCTTCTATAAACATTTCTACGATAGACATTTCTAACACATTTAACATAGCGCAATGCCAATTTCCAGACATAACAATCAATAGCGCGTTTAATACAACGCAGATTGATTTAGCAGTAGTTGCGCCAAATTTGCTTTATCCAAATGAACCAGTAAATATGCAAACGATTCAATTGAATCTTTGTAATAACAATGTCCAAGCACAGATGCTAGGAAACAGATTCCTTAAATCAGCACGAATGGATTTACAAGTAAATTGCACAGTTGGCTACATTGGTCTGGAATTAAATGCTGGTGATATTGTCACAATCACAAATGCTAATTATGGGTGGGTTGCTAAACTATTTAGAATTACAAAAGTGATTCAAAAGTTTGGGGAAAGCGGAGAGATAACAGTTGATCTAACAATGAACAACTATGACCCGACTGTGTTTAATGATGCCAACATCACACAGTTCACACCAGCCGCTAACACAGGCTTGCCTAATCCAAACATTTTTGGAACTGTCCCAACACCTACTGTAACTAATCCATTGGTGTCTGCGCCTGTCCCATCTTTCCAAGTTAATGTGACAACATCTAGCGCGGGTATTACGCAATACGCTGAAGTATGGTATTCAGCATTTTCACCAGCAACCATTGGTCAAATGTTTTTGGCTGGTACGACTGTGGTGCAATCTAATGGCACACCATACGGCAATAGTGTGGCAATGCCAGCCGTAGTGCTTACGGGAATTCCTGCGGGGAATTGGTATTTTTACAGTCGCATGGTGAATTCAATTGCTAAGTCTGCTTTTAGTTCTGCAAGCACAATATTAAATTGGAGACCATTAACATTCCAATATGCTTCGCGTTATATTAGCATTGCTTATGCAACAAGCGCAACAGGCGCGGGATTTAGTTCTAGCCCTCGCGGTGGCAAAACCTATTTTGGAATTTATAACTTAAATAATCCAGTATTTTCGCCAACTGCATCTGATTACACATGGTGTCTAGCAAGCACGGCATTTGGTACGACTAACTATTTATTGCATAACAATCGCACAAATAATCTAATAAGTTTTGCGGTGGGTGCGGCAGAATATTCGGCTGGTACGGCTCAATTTGTACCTAGCGATATAACAACTTATGACCCGACAACATGGAATGCGCTAGAAGATGGCTACAACATAATTGACCTTAATTACAGATCAGGTCAGTTAATTCAATCAGGCACAACCACAGTTGGCACAGGAGAAATTGCCATTACCAATAATCCGCAAGGGCAAGTGGTGGCATCATTAGCGCAGTTGCTCACCTTTGCTGGCGGTGCTTATACTAAAACTTCTGCGGTGGCTACGCTGACCATTGATATTTATGGGCGCGTAGTGGGATTTGCCGCACCAGATGATTTCTACTACACCATGACTGCATTTATTGCATCTGGCGGTCAAACAGTCTTTAGCGTGACCCGTGGGGCAAGATATGTTGTAGGTAATTGTTGGGTGTTTAGAAATGGTTTATTACTAGACACAACCGAATACACAGACGCGGCATCTTCTGTAACTCTAGGAACAGGGGCTATTGCTGGTGATGTAGTGACAATTGTTTCTTTTGCATCTGTCAATACTTCTAGCGTTACTTACAATTCTTTTGCGCGTTATACGGCATCCCTTACAAGCCAAGCAACCTACACAGCATCTGGATTTACGCTAGTTAGTGGTTATGAATTGTTGTTTTTGAACGGCACAGTAGTAAACGCGCAAGACTACAACATTTCTGGACAAGATATAACCTTTATAAGCGCGGTGACAGGCAATCTACAAATCATCCAATGGACTGCAAATAATCTGGGTGTGCCTAATGGAACTCCTGTTAATGTGGATGCTTTTACAATTTCTGGACAATCAATTTACCCATTTACATTTGACCCAAATGCGTTTAATCTTTGGGACAATGGTTCATTGTTACTGGCAACAGTAGACTATTCAGTTTCCACAGGCTCTTATACTTTGTCACAAACACCAACAACAAATAACGCAATTTTGGTTCAACAAACTTTTACTAGGACAGGAGCAGTATGACGCAAGCACTTAATCTGGCATTATTTGCCAACAATGTAAACACAAGCGGGGCAACATCTAACGCTGGATTGCAAAATTCATCTGTGACAGTTACGGCTGGAACAGGAATGTCAGGCGGGGGCGCAGTTTCTTTGGGCAGTTCTGTAACGCTAAATAATACTGGTGTTACTTCTGTAACTGGTGCGGGTACTGTATCTGTATCCGCATCAACTGGCGCAGTAACTATTACAGGCACAGGCGGTTCTGGAACAGTCACTTCAGTAGCAACAGGCAATGGATTGTCTGGTGGAACTATTACAGGAAGTGGAACATTGGTAATTGCTTGCCCAACGACGGGAAGTATCGGTACTTATGGTTTGGTGCTTACGGGTGGTGGTCAGGGTTATGTAGTTGGGACTAATTACTCAAATCCTGCGGGTCAAGTGGGTTCGGGTACATGGAAATGTATGCAAATACCAGGAAGCCTTTGTGGTGTTAATCTTGCTGTGTTCTGCCGAGTTTCTTAAAAGGATAAAACGATGTTTACACTTGAATATGCAAAAGACCCATTTTTTCAAACCGCAGACCAACAATGTATTCACATTACTGTAAAGTGGGTTGAATTTGCAGAGGAAATGCCTTTTGGTGCAATGGCTAATGATGTTGAAGAACATGGCAGATTGTTGTATGCCCGTGTTATTGCTGGTGAGTTTGGACAAATTGCCCCGTATGTGCCGCCTTTAGAACCAACTCAACCAATTACAATGGGTTCACAAGACCTATGACCTACGGCATTTATCCAAATTCCACACCTGAGTTTCGTATGCTTCAAAAAGAAGACGAAACAATGGTTATGCAAGTGCGGTATATAAATGCACCTCAAGGTTACATAGGTAAATGGATGGACATGAAAACAGAGAAAGAAAATGGTACAAGTAATAGCACCAGCACACCAAGTCACATATGATGGTGCAAACTTAAATGTATATCATGCAAACAAAGGCGAAGGTTTGCAAAAACATGAACATACATATTCACATTTAACCATGTGCCATGCTGGAAGTTGTGTAATACGCAAAGAAGGCATTGAAAAAATCATTGACAAAAACACGCAACCCATAAATCTCAAAGCGGCAGAATGGCATGAAATTGAAGCCTTAGAAGATGGAACTGTTTTTGTTAATGTTTTTTCTGAGGGAAAGTATTAGAATAGAAACATAAGACAAGACATCCGAACCTTGCGAGTACGCG